TGTTGGATGAGCTGGTGCTGAGCAGGGCCAGCACAGTGCAGGCGTGCGAGGAGTTTCATGCGCGGTATCCAAATCATCAGGCAGGCATCGTGATTTATGGAGATGCATCCGGCCAGCGGCTGCAGACCGCCGGAACGACGGACTACCAGATCGTAAAGGAGTACTTCCGAAGCACGGCTTATCGAAACTTGAAGTTTCGCGTACCAGCGAGCAACCCGAGCGTCCGGGAGCGCGTAGCTCTGGTGAACGCAAAGTTGTATTCAGCCGCCGAAGAGGTCCAGTTGTTGATTCATCCCAGGTGCACGGGATTGGTGGCCGACTTCGAAGAGATCACCTTCAAGCCGGACACGAGCGTGATCGATAAGGAGCGCGATCCGAAGAGAACGCATTTATCGGATGCGCTAGGTTACCTGATCTGGCAAGAGTACCGGCCGCAAGCGATGTTCGGCGAACAGGGCCGAAGGCTTATTTAACGCGAAAGAATATCCCGATGAACATTGGCAACGGTGGTCCGGACATCACGCGCGAGCATCCCGAGTATGCCGCGAAACGGGGGATGTGGAGGCAGTATCGCGATCTTTACGCAGGGGGCGCGCAGTTTATCGGCAGGGCCGATCAGTACCTGGTACGGCGTCAGAAAGAGCCGGCAGATGTTTACGTGGAGCGGTTGAGCAGGAGCTTTTACGAGAATTACGTCGGATCGATTGTGGACTGGTACACGGCCACGCTTTTCCGCAGGGAGCCCGGCCTTAACTTCGAGGGAAACAGCGAGCGGTCCAAGAAGTTTTTCGGCGTGTTTGCGGAAGATTGCGACCTCAAGGGTACGAATCTATCGGAGTTTTTCCGGCGGCAGTTCGTGGAGGCGCTGGTTTGCGGAAAGAGCTATGTGCTGATCGACTTCCCCCGGCTCAGTGAGCCGGTAGGCAACCGTGCCGAAGAAGATGAACGCGGGGCGTCGCGCGCCTACTTAGTAAGTTACGCGGCCGATGAACTTATCAACTGGAGTTACGACGAGCACGGGCATTATCAATGGGTTGTTTTACGAACGCAGAGCTTGCGGAAGGACCAGCTGGAAGATGCCGGGTGGTGGAAGCAAACGCGCTGGGTTTACTACGACAAAGAGAAATATCGAATCTACGAGCAGGCGGAAGAAGGACCCAAGCATAGGGGCGTTGAGCTGGTGGCCGAAGGACGCCATGGCCTGGCTAAGCAGGCGCGGGTACCACTGGTGGAGCTACGAGTTACCGACGGGCTTTGGCTATTGAACAAGGCGGCTTCGCTGCAACTGGAGCACTTCAATAAGTCGAACGCGCTGGGATGGGCGCTGACGATGGGATTGTTCGCGATGCCGGTAGTCTACTCGGAACGCGACTGGAATCAAGTGATGGGCGAGAGTTACTACATTCAACTTGGACCGCAGGACCGGTTTGGCTGGACGGAGCCGCAGGGGACGGTTTACCAGATCGCGGCCGACAACCTGACGCGATTGCAGGAGGAGATTTACCGCGTTTGCTATGTCGCTCACGCAGGCGGCGCACTATCGGGGAGCACAACGCAATCGGGCCTCAGCAAGCAGCGTGACTATGCGATCACCCAGGAAGTGTTACGCGCCTATGGCGACGCGGTAAAGGATGCACTGAAGCGAGCGCTTCGGGCGGTGGAGGCCGCACGAGAAGACGGCTTGAGCATCGACGTGTCGGGGATGGACGAGTTCGACATCGGCGATTTTGGGACGGAATTAAACGATGCCCAACAGCTGCTGGGCTTGGGCATCGACTCGCCGACGCTGAAGAAACAAGTATTCAAGAAGCTCGCGTTTCAATTCCTGTGCGACGTCCGTCAGGAGGTGAAGGACCGGATCGGTCGCGAAATCGATCAAGAACAAGCATGAACGAAGATGTTCTAAGCAAGTGTTGCGGGGAGGCGTATGGAAGAGGCGAAAACGGATGGGGCGGAACTGCGTTCTTTGATACGCGGCGTGATTGAGGAGTTTGTTCACGCCGAGCAAGTGAAGGCGGAGCCGGCTTACAAGGCGGAACTGCTGGACGAACGCAGGCGGCGCGAGGACTTGGAGAAACGGGTGAACGATCTGGTCCAAGAAAATGTTCACAGCCGCCAAATGGCGGAAGAAGCGGAGCGGAGCTCGTCGATTCGCGCCGAGCTGCAGCGTTTGGGCGTGGCCAAAGTGGATTTGGCGTATCGCGCGGTGAGGGATGACGTTCATCGGGGTGAGGATGGCCAGTTAATCGCGCGAAGCGGGCCGGGAGAAGTTGCGCTACGCGATTATCTGAAACAGTTCGTACAGGAAAATCCGGAATTACTGCCAGCGCGCATTACCGGAGGGTCCGGAATGGGATCGGGGCCGAAGGCTGCCTCGAATACAGGCACATTCGATCTGGACAAGATTCGACCGGGCATGAGTCCGGAAGAACTGGAAAGGGTGCGCCAGGAGGTCTCGAGGGTGGCGAGCCAGGCACTGCGAGGCATGTGAAGGGCGCCGGGGCGTCTGAAGGAACGCATTAACCCGGTTTAGTTCAAGGACACAAAAACGAGGTAAAGAGCAATGGGAGCAATTACATCAGCAAATGTAGCAAACGCGATCGTGAAGCTGGTCGCAGTGGACGCCTTGCCGGCGCTGGTCAGCAATCTGGTGATGGGCAACTTAGTCAATCGGGACTATGAACCCACGCTGGCCAACGCGGGAGATACGGTGAACGTGCCGATTCCTCCCACTCTGGTAGCCAACAACATCGCAGAGGGCGGCATGGTTCAGACGCAGAATCCGAACCTGGGAAACGCTCAGATCGTGCTGAATACGCATGCCGAGGCAACGTTCCAGATTCCGGACGTTACGAAGGTGCTGGCGGTGCCGGACCTTTTGAAGCTGTACATGCAACCAGCCGTTGTGGCAATCGCAGAACGGATCGAGTCGGACATATTGAGCCTGTATTCGCAGTTCACTTCGAACACGGCAGTGGGCACGTCCGGTGTCGCACTTACGGAAGCAGTAGTGGATCAGGCAGAGACGGCGTTATTTCAAGCGAAGGTTCCCTCGGTGTCGAGTAAGTATCTGGTGGTTGATCCGGTGAGTTACTCAGCGATGAGACAAATTCCTCGTTTCAGTGAATATTACTCGGCGGGCGACGCAGGCTTGCGAGCCTTGGTGGATGGCGCGGTCGGCAAGATCAAGGACTTCTTCGTATTCCGGTCGCAACTGGTGCAGAAGACGGGCAGCGGCCCAGTGAATACCCACAATCTCGCCTTCGCGAGGGACGCGGTTGGGCTGGTTATTCGCAGACTTCCACAACCGCTGCCGGGGACGGGCGCGATCGCCGAATATGCCGAAATGGGTAACTTCGGAATTCGCGTGGTGATGAGTTATCAGCCGAACACGCTGGGCCAGCAATTTACCGTCGATGTCCTGTACGGAACGGCAGTTCTTCGAAACTCCTTCGGGGTACAAGTAAACAGCTAACCGCGGGGCAAGTGGAATAACAAACGCGGGCGGACGCACACAAGCGGCTGTCCGCGCTAAAGAAGGGAGCGGGATGGATCTACGGGTGTTTTTTCAAAAGCTACGAAAAATCGAGAAGGAGATTGTGGACCCGCATGTCGTGGTAGTAAGTCACGAGACAGCGGATGGAGGCCGGGCGGGACAACTGGCCGAGGTTTCGAGAAGCAATGCAGCGCGGTTGATCTTAGAAGGACATGCTCACCTGGCAACGGCGGAAGAGTCGGCCGAGTTTCGAAACGCCGCGCGCAGGGCGCTGGAAGAGGCGCAACAGCGGTTGATTGCGGACAAGGTTCAGGTGAACGTGATCTCGGACGCCGATCTGCGCGCAATCAAGGCCACATCGCGCGCGGAGAAGCGCTCGGGGGCGTGACGCTACGATGGCCTTATTTAACGATGGTCCCATCAGCACCGCGGCGGATCTTCAACAGTACGAGAACTCCATCCTGACTGTGGCCAGTACAGAGAATATCGATCTGGAGGCGAAGATCATGCTGGCCCAGCAGGACCTGGCGAACGAGGTGGTGTTGTTTCTGCTGCGGCGTCCACACTGTCGCGACTCGTCACTTTGGGGAAACTCATCGGGTTGGGATAATTCATCGGGATTCGCGGGATCGAGAAACCTGACGGACGTTGTGGTAACCGATCCCTTGCGAAAGTGGCATGTTCACAGAACCCTTGCCCTGGTCTATCGTGACGCCTATAACAACCAACTCAATAACCGGTATCAGGGCAAGTGGATGGAGTACGAGACCTTAGCAAAGGCGAGCGCACGCACTTACTTTCAGATTGGAGTGGGCCTGGTGGCCGATCCGGTGCCGCAGGCTGGGGTTCCGATGTTAACGAGTGTGGCAGGAACGGCCGCGGGTGGTAACTTCTATGTCGCAGTAACTTGGGTGGACGAGACTGGCCAAGAAGGCGCTCCGAGCGATTTCGCCCAATTGGGCACTTCGGACGGACAGCAGCTGGTGGTAACGGCCGGGACTCCTCCAGAGAATGTTACGAGTTGGAACGTTTATGTTGGATCCACGCCTACGACGCTGACCCTCCAGAACGCGAACCCCCTGGCGACGAGCGTTGGATGGACGATGACTTCGGTGCTCAGCGCCGGTATAGCGCTGCCTGAGGGCCAACAGCCCACTTGGTTCGCGGTGGATCATCGCGTGATCGAAAGGGGCTGAGGTGCTGCAAATCGCGGGATCGTGTACGCAGAAAGTATTGGGCGTGCTGGCGGCCGCCGGGGGACTTCCGGCAGCCGTGGAGGCTCTGGTTCTCCAGCAGGGACTTATATTGCCGGCCATATCCGTCCAGCAGATTATCGCGCAGAATGTGACACCGGATCTGTCGGAGCAGAGTGCCGCTAATAACTATCCGCTGGTATATGTTTATTGCAGTAAAGTGACCAACGAACTGCGCGAGAAGTTCCGTACTTTTTCGGGTGAAGCTCAGATGGTGGTGGAAGCTCGCGTTTCGCAAGACCGGCTGGATCAGATCGAAACTAACTTGCAGGCTTATGTCGACGCCATCACGCAGGTGTTAGACAACAGCCGGGGCGACTTAGGAGACGGCGCGTTCTTCGCGGGGCAATACGAGGTTACGTTTGGTGGAGTGAAGCACGGCGGGCGGAATTTCCTGCAAATCGCGAAAGTCTCCTTCGTCCTGGAGATCAGCGCGGACTAACAGGCGCGTAGTTCAGAC